AGATCGGCCTGCCGGTACCCGTACTTGATTCGCATTTCCTTTATTCGTTCTCCGGCATTCATTGCTATACTCCCTGTGTCAGTTCAATAATGATGGAAGAATCCAAAGATCTTCCAAATAAGAATCGAGCGTTGTTGCAACAATCGATTGATTATCAATAGCATCTAATACATCTTTATTTACTAGGAAACTGATAACTTTCCCTTCTGATCCATCACTCATATCCGCCACCGCCCAGTAGTCTATGGCATCATATTTTCCGCATCCTTGATTTTCCACTAAATCAATAATATTATGATAATTCTGGTTAATAGTGGCTTTGTTTGAATAACTGGAAGAAATTTTGGCTTTAATAACAAGTGTGTTTCCATCGGCACCGCCTGACGGATTTGCGTCCAAAAGTTCTCCGAACTCTAAAGTGTATTTCGAAGACACGCTTGTCGAATTTGAACTATTCTTGGGTGCTGATAGTTTTGCATCGGAATCTTCGGAATTATAGAAATATTCCTGAGAATCACAATCATAAATATAATCAATTATCAGTTCATCTTCTGATTCGGTATAATTAAATTGAACCAAAAGCACAGAATCGTCGTCAATATAGCATTCAGCACCAAAGGAAACCGTAGTATCAGAAATTTCGCTAAAATTCCCCAAAACAGTTTTGCTTAGAGATTTAATTCCCATTTCAGAAAGAGGATCGGACAATACTTTAAAAATAAGATCAGAGCCAGGGATTCTTTTCATATCGTCAAGATTTTTAAACGCTTCCCATGTAGGCGCCTCTGTTTCTTGAGTTTCGGCTGCGGAAATTACTATGTTAGAAGAGGCACAGGTTATCATAGCCGTTGCTAAAAATAAAATAAATTTTCTTTTCATACTACTTTCCCTTCCGGCTCCGGTACCACTCGAAGCCTATTATTTTGCCTGTCTCAGTGGCTCCTCAGTTTCTGGGGATTCATCGCCAAGACGCTTCAAGTAACCTTTTATTTCCCCACGAAACTCATATTGAGCTTCAACAGGAAGCTTATGTATAAGGGCAAGCCATTCCCTATCTTCTATTGATAAAATTCGTTCGTCTTTATCATTAACTCCAGTAAGTAGAAAATCTGTGGTTGTATTTAGCAAATTTGCTACCTTCAAAAGTTTATCAGCTGATGGAGAACTGTCATCCCACCTGCGAATAGTACCATTTCCAAAACCAGCCGCTTTTTCTAAAAGCTTGATATTTAATCCTTTTTCGGCCGTAAGATCTTTTATCCTAGCGACTAAAGACATGTTACCTCCGTGATAGCAAATATGCGAAAAAACTATTGACAAGTAGCAAATTTGCTATTATTATAAAAAGTGTTAAGAACAAGTGTTAAATACAAATTCAAAAAATTGGCGGCTGCAACCGCCAACCAAAAGTCACTGCGACAACTCATTAAGAATTGCCTGATTGTTTTCAACAATCATAGCAGCCACAGCCTGAATCACAGCTTCAGCCGCTGTTTCTGTCAGAACGGCATAATTAGCCGGTATCCCACTGGATACAAGATCTGACATGATTCTCCGATGGTTCTCTGAAAAAGCTGAGAGACCAACAGATGCTAACTGTTCGCACCAGTTATCTCTGTTCACAACAGCCACTCCTTTCTGAGTACGTAGCGGATACTACTTTTATTTTAAGTCAACATGAAACAAATGTAAACAACAAATGTTCAGAACAAGTGTTAAAAACAAGTGTTTGAAACAAGTGTTCAATCAAAGTGAGGTGAAACGTATGAAACGAAAACTCCCTGTATGGAGCAAGGAAGTTAAAAAGGCACTTATAGACAGGGACATGAACGCCAGTGATTTGGCAAGGGGCATCCAGATGTCAAGGTGCTATGTGAATCAGGTTATAAATGCTACACAATATGCGCCGGAAATTGCAGATCGCATCAGCGAATACTTGGATATTAAGGTGCCGTACTGTGAAAATATCATTTAATTTATTTTAACCCAGAACGGAGGAACAGAAAATGTCAAATATAGCGTCAAAGACCAGCACCAATGTGCTTTATCAGGCACGTTGCGCCGCATCAGCGCACAATGAGCAGCTGAAAAGCAGGGAGAGCACAGCGGATATCATGTCGATCGATCGTGGGCGGCTTTACAGAATTGAAAGCGGTGTGACGGATCCATATCCAGAGGAAATTCACATGATGGCAGATCTTTACGGTGCGCCGGAGCTTCGCAACTGGTATTGCAGATCAAAATGTCCGCTTGGAAAGAATATGCCGGAGGTATGTGATTTCAGTTTAGACCGGATCAGCATCCGGGCACTGTCATCGCTTGGAAAAGTTGGAGCGGTAAAAGAGATGCTTCTCAGTATCGTAGCAGACGGAATCATTTCGGAGGATGAACGCCCGGAACTTGAACAGATTATCGCAGCACTTGATGAGCTGAATGAGGTAAACCAGAACCTCAAGAACTGGGCCGAGAAAAATATGAGATAGGAGGGAGACAGATGGCAGCTGGAGTTATTAAGGAACTCGGGCCGAATGATCGGCCATACTACACACATCAGGATGTGATGCTTCTTCTTGGGGTCAGCCGTAGCAAGGCATACGACATGATCAACGACATGCGAAAAGAATGTATTAAAGAGGGCATCATTGCAAGGTCATATCCGAACGGGAAAATCCCTAAGAAATATTTTAACCGGGTGTGCATGATTGAATGAGGGGAGGAATGAAATGGCGTTTTACAGAGTTTGCCCAGACTGCGGCGCTAACCTGGATCCAGGGGAAAAATGCGACTGCGGGCGGGAAAGAGCACACATAGAAAAAGAAAAACAGCGCAGAAGTGACGAAATACTCAAGCGCATTGTGGTTGAACACAATGGACAGCTGAGATTTACAGCATGAGCGGATGGGAGGTAGCAATGAAAGCAATTAAGGAGTATGCAGCCTGGGTCACAGGAGTGCTGGCTGCGGTGGTAGCAGGAAATTTGTTCTGGATGTTTACAAAAATGTATGTAGAAGAAGTATTTTTCTGCGCAATGATGACAGGTATCTTTGCCGGAGGAATTGCAGTTTTTGTACTCGATGTGGATGGGGAGGAGGAAAGGAGGCATGACAAAAGATAAATATAAAAGCTCCAGCCGGACAGAAAGTGGATTGACAACAGGCGTTAGACGGACACCGGTTTCCAACAATCTGAGGCTGAAGCTTCAACGTCAGAACTTCATAACAATGCCGCCTATGTCAGGCGGATGAGAAATGAAGTTTGATTTATATTAACATGCTTTTTTGAAAAAAACAAGGGAGGTTAGAAAAATGAAGAATGTAATCACGACACTGCAGGGTGTGCAGGAGCAGTACAGGAATTTCAATTTATTGCTTCCGGCAGCTACCGACGTTCAGCTGAACCCGTTTTACAAGTATCGTATCGAAGAAGTTCCGGTAGATACAAGTGAGAACAGCGGTGATATTTTCAAGGTTGGCTCCGTGAAAGAAGCAGGCCCGAATGGCCGGGATGTATATGTGGATGTGTTTTCCTTGTCGAAGCCGCTTCTGAACAAGCTGGCTATGGCAGCTGGTATCCAGTTCAATCCAAAAGAAACCTACGGTGAACGGGTTGACCGTGTTACCTATCGTGCGCAGGCTCAGGGAGCTATGCGTAAAGCAGACGGAAGTGTCCGGACGGAGACGGACCAGAAGGTTATTTGCCTGGAAGATGAAGAGGAAAAATACCGCATTGAATTTATGGATAAAGCTGCCAAAGGAATTTCCGATTCCAAACAGGCAAAAGCAGCTGCGGAGATCTTTTCCGGTAAATGGGTGGATGGCAAGGATCGGTACGGCAACACAACGGATCGTAATGGAACACCTATCAAGGTATTTGTAATAGATGAAAAGGACCGGGACAGATATGTGGAACGTTCTGTAATGGTCAATATGGCACTTCTGAAAAAGACCTGGGCAGAAAAGGCGATGACCGGTGCCAAGCTTCGCGTGATCCGGGCATTACTTGGACTGAAAGGTACCTACACGAAAGCAGAGCTTATGAAAAATTTTGCGATTACAACGGTAGTATTCGCTCCAGATTACACGGATCCGCAGGTAAGACAGATGATGATTGGACAGGGGATGGCCTCTGTCAACAATATGTTCGGCACATCTGCTATTCCGGTAAAACAGGTACAGTTTGAAGAGAATGCCTACGATGTGGAAGCGGACATGAACAATGCGGCATTCCAGAGCGATGATGCTGATGATGAATCTTATGAGATTCCTATGGAGCATGAAGTGCAGGAGACAGCTGCTCCGGAGCCACCTGTGTATCAGGAGCCGGAGCCAGAGCCATCCAGAGAAAATGATTTCTGTTGCGATAAATGCGGCGCAGTTATCCCGGAACGGGTCTGGAATTTTTC